AGCTTCCAAATATATCCGCCCGCCTGTTTTCTAATACCGCCTTTATTATTAAAAGGTTCTTTATTGGCTACTTGTAAAATATTCCTCTGACATATTCCTGTCATCCTACTTGCAACTTCTCCATTTACATATGTAGCGAGTAATACTCCGTCCTTAGTGTATTGGCATATTTTTCTTGGCTTCTCATATTTGCTATAATTAACAATTCCTGTAACCACTTGTGGATGCGTTTTTTCTGTTTCTTTTCTGTGTCTCTTTGGATGAATATATTCCAAATTTGAAACGATATTGTTTTGCTTATTTCCGTCTTTATGGTGTACTTGATATCCTTGTGGTCTGTCTCCTATAAAATGTTCTGCAACCAATTGATGTATTGCTATTGACTTCTTTTTGTTAGTTACAGAATTTCTTAAAACAATGCAAAGATAATCTCCTGTTGCATTTTGATTTGATAGAATATATCCACCCTCTGTCTTTTTAAAACTCTTTACTCTTCCGTAATTGGAAATCTGGTATTGCCCCTCAAAGCCTTTTATCCACTTCCATTCTTCATCCATACTCACACCTCGATTTCATCATCCTGTGGGAACTGAAAAACATTCATATCACGATATGCCCGGTTGTACTCTGCAAACTCATCAGGTTTGAAAGATTTTTCCATATGTTCCTCCGTTCCGTTTGCTAAAACTTTAAGAACCTCAAGCGCCTTATATTGTTCTCTCAACATTTCTATAACCTTATAAGCCTTTTCATTAGAACCGTATTCACCTAGTACAATTTCCTTGTCATATCCCTCACACCTAGCCAATACAGCCTCCATAGCGTGAAATATCAATGTTTTTTCATAAGGTAAATCAACATTACCGTTCTGCGATATTACTCTCATCCGTAAAACTCCTTTCTGACATCAACCACCCTGCATTTAAGTTTGTAACTCAAATCGTTAATAGGTGGTCTCTTGCTTGGGCAGCAGATAAACTCTCTGCAAATCCTAGGTCTGACTGAATAAATCTCGCATTTTTCTTTTGGCTTATCATCATTAAGGAATGGACAAGTCATATCCATTGTTGGTGTAGCTGTCGGATAATTATGCCTGTGTTCCTTAATATGATATTCTTTGATGTACTTGTGGATTGTTGCAATTTCGTATTCTGTCATAGGAAGTAAGTTACTGCAACAATTACCGCATTGAGTACATTCTCCATTACAAGTCAAATCATATACGCCGCTATTCATATCAGCCAGCATCTGCTCTAAACTCGCTGATTTCATAGGCTTACTCCTGTAAGAATGGTGGCAATGTGCTGTCTGTTTGTTCTTCTGTTGCTTCTGCGGCTGTGGTGTCAACTACATCTGCCTTATCTTCTATAAATTCAACAGTATTAGCATTTTCAGCAATTTCAGCCTGTGCAACTTGATATACCTCATCCATTTCAATCTGTGCCTGTCTAGCCATATGGTCATAGTTCTTAGGGTATTTTCTTGTAGCATTGTTGCACATTTTTCTCTGAATCATACTCTCTGGCGTATCAAGCCAAGCACCGCTGATAAATGGTTTTGCAATCTCACATTCAAGCATTTCATCAACCGTCTTGCACATTCTAAGAGCGTTAAGAACTTCATCTTTTTTTGTTTTAATTTCGTCCTTCTGCTTTGCCGTAGCCTTATATCTGTCCTCGCAAACCCCAAAAGTAGCATTCATCATATTCTGCTTAACATGTGCCAACAGATTAACCTTAACGCTGTCTCTGTCCGCGGAAAGATAAGTTACTGTTCCGTCCATCAGCTTAACAGGGTACACAACTCTTACCGCCTTATCCGAAACACCGTTCTCCTCCCACTCAGGTTCCGTCACGGTAAGCCCCTTGTGTTTAGGTGGTATGTATTTATCTCCCTCTTTGATTATCCAATATGGATAAACCTGCTTAACGTCCTTGCCGAAGTTAGCTAAAAGTGAATCATATCCGCCGCCTTCAATTCCCATTTCAACCTGCTGCTGCCATATATCCTTGCCTGTCTGCGGGTCGGTGCCTATCTTCACATTCCGCAACTGGAAGTAACATTCTCTCGGATATGCGCTTGCGTTAAGTTTAAGGCTTGCGCAACGCTTAACAATGCCTCTCAAATTGCTTGTATCAAGGCTACCCATATTAACCTTAGGATTGCTCTTAACAAGGTTAAAAATGCTTGTCATTGCTTCCATAGCACACTCTTTTGCGTAATCGTCCATGTCCATTCCACAAGCCTTATAATCGTCAATAATAAGACCTGTCATAGCATTACTCCATTCACTCAATGATGTTGTAAATGCTTTCTTCTCTGCTACTGCTGTTGTTTCTGCCATAATTAATCCTCCTATAATCCAAGTAACTTTTTGAGTTCTTCTTTCATTTTCTCGCATTCGTCTTCTATCTGTTTCTCACTTTTATCAGCAAGCCCAATCACCATTTTGTACTCTTCCTCTGAAACGGACTCTTTAAGTACAAGCAAAATAGTAACTGCCTCTGCTAAAACTTTGTCTCTTTTGCCTTCAAATATAACTCTTCCGTCTTCTGCTTTAATCATAATTATTCCTCACTTTCTTCATACATAATCTTTATGCCTGTTACGCTACCAGAAGTCCGTTTGTTTGCGATGGTTTCTATAATATCCCAAATATCATCATTATCTACGCCAATAGTAACTCTCTCCATTGCTGATGCAAACTGTTTGATAACTTCTGCTTCTTCATCGCTTACTGTAAGTACATATATGCCTTCGACCTGCATATTATCCCTCCACAATCTCTAATTTCTCGCTATCATTGACAATCAGCATAATTAACTGACTATCAACCATATCAGCAACTTTCTTTTGATTAGCGCTGTCAAGGCTCTCACTATCATCTAAGATAATAGGCGCGGACATACCGCTAATCTTCTGAATTGAGTTGCAAATATCAACTCTACCTAAAATCCTGTTACCCTTATTGCTCATAGTGGTAAGAATTGACTTCCCATTAACTGTAGGTATGCAAACCGACTTGTAACCGCCAGACTTATTCAGTTCAAACAACTTCCATTTAACCAATGAGAAGTGACTGTTAATGCTGTCAGACAATGTTTCATTTTTTGCCTTATCCAGTTCATCAAGCAAATCAAGGATTTTTTCAGCATTAGCCTTATTCTGTTCCTGTGTACGCTGTTCTGCCCTCAATTCTTCAAGTCGCTGTTCATCTGCTGCCGTATCAGACTTTGCAATCTGGCTTTCGCATTCTGCTAACTGCTGCCTTAAATCATTTTCCTGTGCCTTTAATTCAGCCTTAATCGCTGAAATATCATTAGCTTTGTGCATAGCCTGCTCCTTTTCAGCAATCTGCTGTTCAAGTGCCTTGTATTCCTCTGTGGCTGTCACATCAATTTCCTGTGGAAGTTCGGATAAATGTTTTTCGAGGTCTGCAATGGCTGTATTCAGCATTTCAAGGCTTTCCTTGTGCTGTGGAAGTTCTGACACAAGTTTTGTAAGTGATTCTCTCTCTTTCTTTAATCGTTCACTGTACATATTGCCATTGTCAGTAATTGCCTTTAAGTTATCAGCCTTATGCTTTGCAAAATCAGCCTTTAACTGCTCTTTCTTATCTTCCTTATATTCGTTGCCGCAATAAGGGCAGATGAGGCTTGAATCGTCAAACTTGCGCTCGTTTTCTTCTTTCCACTTATCACGCTCTGTCTGCAAGGAAGCCTTAATGCACTCAATAGCCTTTTCCGAACTGACAACATGGCTTTCGGTATCGGCAATACTCTTTTCTGCCTGCCTAACAAGAAACTTTTTATCAGAAATCTTATCCTCAATTTCTCTTCTAACCTTAATATTGTCCTCATTAGCCTTACGGCTCATATCGTTAAGCTCAAACTTAAGATTAAGGATATCCGAACTAGCCTTGTCATATTTAGCCATCAGCTTGTCATTGTCGGTCTGCTTTGCAATGCAATCAGCAATCTGTTCTTTAAGGCTGTTCTTCTGTAATTCAAGGTCAGATATTTCAATAGCTTGTTTAAGCTGAATGTCTCTTTCCTTTTCCTTAATCTGTCCGTCAAGAACAGGCAAATCCTTTGTAATCTTGGTCTTGGTAGCCTTATTCATAGTGGATAATTCTTCAACTGTGTATTTATTAAGTAAAGGAACTAACTCGGCTAATTCAGCCTTAGAATGTGCTATATCAAGGTCTGTCACATTCTCAACAAGACTGAATAAGTATTCTCTCATTTCAGCCGGCTTCTGATTAAGAAATGCGTTGATGTTACTGCACATCTTGAATACGCTCATATCAATGTCAAGATATGCGTTGAAATCCTTTAATGTCTTAGGCACATCATTGACAAAATACTTGTTATCGTCCTTGTAACTGCTGCCATCCTTGCTATAAGTACGTTTCTGTACTTTCTTCATAGTGACTTCTTTTCCGTCAACATCAAGTGTAAGTTCAACTGATACGTCCATATCATCAACTGATACTCCGTCAACTTCTCGTCTGACAACCGGATTATCCTTTAACTCATAATCACAGTTAAACAAGCACCACAAATACGCCGTGGCTATTGTTGATTTACCTACGCCATTCTCAGCCATAATCTTTGTTATGTCGTAAAAATCAAATTCTGCGTGTGCGTAACACATAAAGTTTTCAAGCACTACTTTTTTTAATTCCATAAACTATCCTTTCTACCATTCAAGGTTCATAACTGATACTTCAAAGGCTGTTTTCTTTTCGCCGTTCTTCATATAATCCCTTGACTGAAATCTGCCTGTAATTCCAATTCCTGTGCCTACGGCAATATCATCATTAATTATTTCCGCACTGTATTCCCAGGCTATGCAAGGGATATAATCAGACTTCCAATTATATTTCCTGTCAACAGCAAGTGAGAAATCTGTAATTTTCTTTTTTGAGGAAGGTGTTTCCCTGATTTCTTTCTTGATACACACAGTACCTTCAAGAGAAACTACATTTTCATCAATTCCTGAATAATTCATACTTTCCGTTGCGTAAAAATACACTAACAGGTGTCCGTCAGAATTTCTGCTTCTGATTTCTCCGTTAAGGGTTATCCTGCCATCGGTGCTGTCGATAAGATTATCCTTTTTGATTATCACAGGAACCATATCGTAGATACCGCTATCTCTTTTGATTGATAAGTCAAAAGTGTAAAATTCTTCTCCGTTTTTAGCTGTCCAAAGCAAATAAGGAGAAGTTGTCATTGTTCCGGACATTCTTGCGTTATTCATTCTTCTCTCCTTTCTGCCTTGGTTATTTTGCCATCTTCAATTACAAAACTAATAGGCAATCCCTGTGATATTTTTTCTAAATCTCCAATCGACATTTCGTTAAAATCTGTTATTATCATTCGCTCATTCTCCTTATTTTTTCCAATTCTTCTAAAATAATGCTTGCATAATCGCTTTCTGCTTCATACTTCGCATTAGGTGTTCCTGTTCTGTAATAATTCAAAGCAATCCGGGTGTTCCCATTAGCTTCTTTCATGCAAAGGCTCATAATGTAACAAGCCATCTCGGAATTATCTTTAAGGGAATACTTGTAGTTATACAAGCCATTCTCATTAGCTGCTTCATTCCAAGTTTTGGCATTAATTTGAAACATCCCATAATCTCCAGATACAGGATTATATGCCGACATCCGATAACAGCTTTCCTGCTTTGCTACAGCTAGCATTAAGTCATAGTTAATGTTATATTTTTCGCAGGAGCTTCTTATTATTTCTCTGTCGCTCTTGCTTAGTGGAACGAAACTGTATCTGTCCTTTTCAATCCCTAAGTCATATTCCGGTGTAAAATATTCCGTTGTTTTTTCAGTTTCAAAAGTTTCCGTTTCAATTTCACAAGCAACTGTTTCATTTTCAGCAGGTATTGTTGTTGCCTTGGTTGCTTTTATCTTCCCTATTGCAATAGGAATAATCATAAGTGTAGCTGCGGAAATATTAATTATTATTCTTTTATTCATCTTTTCCTTGTCCTTGCGTATCTATCAATCGTTTTCTGCTTTTTGCCGTCTTTGCTTATAAGTGTTACATAGCTTCCACCGTCATCTTTAAGCAACATCCACTGATTGGGAACAAGTCCATAAGCGGATGCGGCAATTTTCAGGTCTCTCGTTAAGGCTTTAGGCTGTTTCATTCTTGGCTCCTTTTAAGAATTTATTAACAAAATATATCTGTCCTTTTCCGGTAACCTTTGTAGTTTTGGTAATTCTGACAGAACCATCCGGATTGACAAGGTTGCTTTCCTTTATTTCAAACAAGCCTTGTTCAACATACCTCTGCATAGGCATATTGTAAGAACTGCCGGTCTTAATCAGATACCCATTAGCTCTCAACCAATCAAATAATCGTTTCTGCCCTATCTGATAGCCGTTCTGACAAATTAACTTCGCTAAATCTCCGACAAGGATTGAAGTATGGCTTGTTGCTACTGCGTCTGCAAAAATCTCTTTAGGCTTCATCTGCTCGATTCTTGCCTGCTTCTGTTCGATTATTTTATCTCTTTCAGCTATCTTGTTATTGGCTACAAGAAGTGCCTTTGCCATAAGTTCTTCATCAGATAAGGTTTCCTGCCCTGCTATGTAGCCGCCATTCTTTCTGATTGACGGAAGAACCTCTGATGTTACCCACTTACGAAACTTCTTAGCGTTGGGTTTATCACTCCTTAAGATAACTGCATACAGACCGCTTTCTGTTATGAAGTTTGTCTCTCCAGCTCGACTGCCTAGATTTAATCTAGTCAGTTCATCTTCATCTAATCTCTTTGCTACATCTGTAGCGTTTCTGATTTCCAACGCCTTGCAAATATCAATTAAGCAAAACATAGGTTCGTCATCCTTGGTTACCGTTCGGATTTCTTCAAACTCTTCATTATTGAATATTTGTAAATCCATATACTTCTCCTTTCCAGATATTTTGTGATATAATCCTCTTATCTCATTTCAGAAAAGAGGTGGTAAAATTAATGGATAGTTCAAGACTTGCGGAGCTTTATGCGATTGCTAAAATTTGTGGTTATCAAGGCGATGTAACTAAATTCAAGGAAGAATATAGCAAATACTATGATGAATTTATGAACACCGTCAAAGCACAGCCGGCTAAAGTCGCAGCAATCAGTAATCCATTTCATGTTGGCTATTAATACTTGACAGCCAATAAGGCATTTGTGAGGGAGTTGAGTATCTTGCATTCGTCGTGTATTTTTTCAACTCTCTCACCTCTTACAACATCATTTGCAACGCCCAACGCCATTTGTTCTACATAATCCTGTAGGGTTCTTTGCATTGGGTCATCTTCTATTGTTCTTGGTTTTTCCATATATCTACTCCTTTTCTTTTTTCTTTTCTTCCGAGCCGTCAGCAAGGCTTTCTGTCTTGCCAAGAATATATCCCTTGTCGAACTCTGACATTTTCGGAATTGCGTCTTTCAGCTTTTCGACTATCTGTCTTTCCTTTTCGCTCATTCATTATTGCTCCTTTCTGTTTGATTTTGTATGATTATACTATCACACAATGTATTACTTGTCAACATATTTTCTCAAAAAAATTTGACATTGTGTGATTTATGTGTTATTGTATATTTGAAAGGAGGTGTAAAAGTGAACGAACGCATAAAAGCATTGCGAAAAGAACTAGGGTTATCCCAAGATGTATTCGCGGAAAAGCTTGGATTAACAAAGAATTATATTTCTTTGGTGGAAAACGGAAACAGAAATCTTTCGGAGCAATCAATAAAGGTGCTATGTACCATGTTCAATATTAATGAGGAATGGCTGCGAACCGGTAATGGAGAGATGATGAGTCCTGTTTCTAAGGATGAAGAAATTTCAAAATTGCTTGGGGAAGTCATAAGGACTAATGAAAGTGATTTTCGACGCCGTTTGATTTCGGCTCTTGCTCGATTAGATGACAAGGGTTGGAGTGAATTAGAGAAATTAATTGATTTAATTTCTGAAAGCAAGTAAAGAAAAGCCAAGGGCAATGCGCAAACCCTTGGCTTTTTTCTTATCTGTTAAGTAATGTTTTAATAAACTCATATATGGCACTAAGCCACCTGTGATTATTGCATTGCTCAATCATTGCAATAATTTGACATTTGTATTCTTCTTTTTCCATTTCAACCCTCCCAAAATACAACTAAATAGCGATAACCTAATATTAGAACAAACGTTCTATATTGTCAATAGCAAAATGCTGTCATATAATTTACTTTATAAATATATCATAACTGTTTTTACTGTGATGATAAACAAATCGCAAGTTTCGACAGTTTACTTTATAAAAGACTAAGGAGCGGTTTATATGGATGATATGATATGTGAAAGATGTGGGAATAAAATGCACACATACGAAAGAGAAATTAAAGATTATACCGGAGCCGTAATCAGGAAAGAAACGTATATGCAATGTCCGTATTGCATTATTCATTATTCAAAGGAAAAGTATAATCAGAAAGAATATAAGATAGCAAGTTACTTTGGAATGTTTCTTTGTGCTTTAATAATTATAGGTACACTTGTTCCATTTGCTAAAACATTAGGAATAAGCTATAACCTTTTTAAAATATCCATTTCAAAAGGATGTTGGTGTCTTATAGCCGGATTTGTTGCATTTCTGTTTTTATATAAAGAAGTCCCTATTGGTGCAAGTTTTAGTTTTATTTGTGCGTTGGTTTTTTCTTTGGTAAAAATGAAGTATACCCCGGAAGCTGAAAAATTATTCAATGCTATTGGCACAACCCCACCAATTGAAAGAACAGCCGGGTTTTATATGATTATAGTTTCTTCTTTATTGGGGATTGCAACCTCTTTGTATTGCCACTTTAGGAAGAAGCAATCATAAATTAAAGGTAAGGGAATCCCCTTACCTTTTCTTTTTTAGGGGCACTGCCAACGCCAATCAAACAGTGCCCCACCAGAACTTGAAATTGTCCCCTTGGAGGACTTTTTTAATTTATCACGTTTGGAAACTCGATTAAAGGCGGTTCAATTCGCAAGTTTCGACACAACATCTTTTATTTTGCAATTAATCAAGCTGTCTGCCGCTTTTATCGTAAATGTGATAACCTTTTGCCTTGTTTCTGCCCCATTCGTCAAAAGCTAATGCAAATGAGCGGAATGACCCTTTGCTTGATTTTTCGTTATGGAATGATGTCCTAACTCTGTAATAGTCATTACTTGTACTAGGATAAGAAGCATAACTGTATCTTGCAAGCTCTGTCTTAACTGTAATCTGTTTAGTGTTCGTCAGCTTCACATTATCAACGTATGCTTCTACATTGTATGTTCCGTCAGCTAATGCAACCGGGCAAGTATCACTGAATCCTACTTTGTCGGTTGGGTAACCTGCTTCCAATACATCTATTCTTGACTGATTAGCCTTTATATCGTAAAGATAATAATTTACGCCGACTTTGGATATTTTGATTTTTACATCTCCACTTCCGCCATAAGTCCAACCGCTAACGAATAATCTGTCTTTGCCATCCATTTTAGCCACATCCAAGAAACCTACAACGTTTTTGCCGGATTCTGCGGCTGGCAAGTCTGCATCAAGGTAAGGTTCAGGATTGAGCCAATCAAAGTTCCTTGTATCATGAATACCGATTGTCACATTAAGGCTCTTATATTTTCTCACTTCAAAATGAACGTGAGCTCCATAACTGAACCCTGTGTTACCCATATATCCTATGACAGTTCCTTTAGTTACTTTTTGACCTTGTTTAACGGCTACACTTCCTAAATGGGCATAAAGTGTAACATAGTTGTCATTATGCTGTATCATTACATAATTACCGTAACCCATACCCTCTGGGTCATGAACACAGTTAGTGCCGGTCATCTTGTTCATAACCTTAACAACTGTTCCGTCTGAATGTGCTATGATGCTGTCACATTGATTAGTTTTCTTCACAACGTCAACACCAATCGCCCATCCATTTCCCGAATGAACCTTGTCATAGTGCTGTTGATAAGATTGTGTTATCTGATTTTCTCCAGTTCTTAAAATTCTTGACATAATTAAGTCTCCTTTCCTTTTCTTCATGCGATGTCTACAGAACCAAATTCTTTAATGTAAGCGTCTACGTCTTTAATTCCTAGATATTCCTTGACTTCTTCAATTCCCATAGGTTGTATTCCCTCACTTGAAGTTCTGAAATACGCCCTGTTTTTGGTTTTGTATAAGGCTTCCATATCGCCTATATAAATGACTTCTGATGTTGTTGTATCATACAATTTTTCGTTAATTATTGCTTTCATTGTTTTACCTCCTAAAGACTTTTAATAAATTTGATTGTCCACCAATCTGCATCTATTGTAAGAGCTTGCGTAGCATACCCTAATAAGTAATAAGTAGTATTAGCTGTCAGATTAACTAATATTACCCCATTCATACAATGAGGTTTACTATTTCCTATATATGTTACACTATCTTGATAAGCGTATGCAGGATATTGTAGCGTAGTCGAATTTCGTACACAAACCGAAAATTGTTCCCCTTGCGACATAGTGCAACGATATTGAGGGAAAATCATATACCAACCTGTTTTCTTGCACATAAAAGACGCTAAGGCTGTATTTGTAGACTTTGCTAACGTTTTGGTTATAGTGGTCGCGTTTGTATAAAATAAGCTACCGCCACCAATCAAATAATCCCAAAAATCAATAAGGCTCACTTGCTTATTTGTTCCTAATCCTGCAATAATGTCGCCTTGGGCTGCGATTTTACCGTTATTATCTTTAAGAGATTTTTTAACAACAATATTTCGTGCATACAACGTTTCCCAAGGGGCTCCGTCTTGCCCTAGGTTATAGTAAGTATATTCATATCCGGACGGAGTAGGTTCGGCGTCATTTGTTGGTATTGAAGTTAGGTCACTATTAATCCTTTTGGCTTCTAAATAATCTGTACGCATACCGTACATATGAGTTTCAAAAGATATTTTTTTCTCAACAGTCTCATTTCCGCTATCATCTGTGTACTTTTCATAATATCCTTGTCTATAGCTTGGTGATGCAAAACTGAAAATTCCTGACCCGGCCCCCATATTAATATATCCTGGAGAATTAGGATATATTTCGCACCACGCTTTGAAAGGCGCCGTTTGTCCATTTTCTACCCAATCAAGCTCTCTGTACAACCCTTCTTCTGTAATGTTAAAGTTTGCAATTTTACCGCTTGTCGATTCCAAATATGTACCATACAGTTTAGCACCTGTAATTGTTCCGCTTGCGGTAATGTCTTGTGCAAACAAGTTAGTGACGTCAATCTGTTCGGCTTTTATGGAATTGGTTGTAATTTTTCCACCGTCAATCGTAGTGGTGTTCGGACTGTAGATATTCTCTTTAATCTCGTCAGCGGTTTTCTTTGCACCTACAACCACGCTATTCGTACTGATAGCATTGATAAATGCTTCTTGTGAAGTAATTGTTGAAATTACCGCATTATCAGCGAATATATTCGTAACATCAAGTTCGTTTGCTGTTATGCTGTTTGCGACTATCTTATCCGCATTGATTGTACGGTCAGTAAGCACATATCCGTCTAAGCTGTCAACCGTAGTGCTTGCCAGTTCGCCAAGGTTATTAAGCGCATAAAGCAATCCATTTTTTGAACCCTTAAGAAGTATTCTATCCGCAACAAGCGTTCCAGCGGTTATCTTGTTTGCATTTACTTCTACACTGTCAAGATACCCGGTTATATGTCCCTCTACTACGGTTGCACGGTCGATTAATCCGACTTTTGCAAACAATTTAGCCACATTTGCGGTTTCAATGTTCGTGAGTTTGATATTGGCATACTTTATGTCCGCTTCATCTGCCGTCATATAGCCTAACTTTGCAACCTCTGTTGATAATTGGTTCGTATCTAACTTCCCTTTTATGACTGCACTATCCGCCGTTAAGTAGCCAAGTTTTGCTACTTCTGCCGATAATTGGTTAGTGTCTAACTTGCCTTTAATCACTGCACTGTCAGCGGTCAAATAACCTAACTTTGCGACTTCCGCAGATAACTCACTTGTATCTAATTTGCCCTTGATTACGGCACTATCTGCTGTCAAATAACCAAGTTTAGCCACATTTGCGGACAAGTTATCAGTAGTGATGTTATTTGCGTTTATTTCGTCGATTTCAGCCTGTATAGCCGTTATTTTATCGGCTGTTACTGTGTTGGCTCTTACCCATTCAGCGTCAACTTTGGTTGCAACTACCCTGTTTGTTAATAACAAGTCGGTTGTCAATCTATCCATTGCTGTTGTGAGTGGTCCCGAATAATTACTTGCTTCTCCATCGGCATTTCCTACAGCTTTAACCTTTGTTTCACTTGCAGTAAAATCTTGATTAAGTGTCATACAAGGTACTACTATTGTAGTTCCGTCAAGTAATGTCACTTTGACAACATCTGTCACATCAAGGCGAATGTCATCAAGCATACTGATTTCTGCCGGGCGGTACGTTAAGTCCCTCATAGGCCCATAATAAACGCTTTCTGCGTCCCCTTGGTTTGCAAGAGGATTAGAGCAATAAATGATATTGGGTTCACTACCTGCAAGCCATCTTGTGTCGCTGTTTACAATAAATTCAACACCTGTTACTTTGTAATTGCTGCTGTTTTTTTTCAAGCTCCAAAATGAACTAAGTGTTTTTTCAACTGGTTTTCCAAAATTGTACCATCCAAAATTAAGCACACCTTGTCTATCAAAGTAAGCAAACATGCCTAACATAGAAGCAATGTACCCTATCATTTCTCGACAGGTATATCCTTTAATGTAATTTCTGACAGTTCCGCCGGTGTAACTGAAATTTACTGTAACACCGCATTGTTTAGCAATGTCATCTACAACATTTTTAAAGCCGTTAGGGATAACTACTGTCGGTTCATATAGCTTGTCAAGAAGTCTCATTCTGTCATAGGCTTTGAATGAAATTATTCCATCATCTTCTGATGGTTCTTGCATTATCTTATATATACCCATTGGTATCATTTCGCTATCAATACCGCAGTATAACGCCATTTCTCTATTTGCAAGGACCTTGTCATATTCAATACTTGCTTCTATGTAAGAAGAATTGGTTGAACCTATCTGTATTCTGCTTGTACTGTTACTTCCGCTATATAATTTAAGCGACTTAATGGTTTTGATAACCTCTCCGTCGCTGTCAAGTAATCGTAATTCTTTATTAATTGGTTCGCCGTTAATAATCGCTTTCGTCAATGCTTCTTTTGTAGAATACATTCAACCACCTACTCTTCGATAAATTCGCACATTGTCTCCATTAATTCTGCTTCTATCTCAACTTCTGAAATATCCAGCAGTTTGATTTTTGAAAAATCTATGTCCTGTTCGGCGTTTTGCAAGGATATAAATTCCTTTGCAAATTCCTCCTTATTGGAAATAACATAATTGCCATTTTCAATCTTCGCATTTCCCATTTCATCTTTTTCAGCATACGTTTCTAAGAGGTTGTGTCTTGCTTCATCAAAAAGCTCGATGGCATTTTTAAGTGCCTTTGCATTTTTTATTATTGCAAACGCCGTATTCGCCTTAAATTTGTATTTTTTGATTGCCTGAATGTCATTGTACATTTTTGCAATTTGTGAGTTTGTATAAGCCATATTCATTTATCTACCTTTCTATAATGTCGAATGATAATTCACTGTATCTTACGTTTGACAATTCGCTGTTGTAGCTATAAACCGGTGTACTGATAGAGCCGACATAAAAATTCCTTTTAATAAAATCAGTTCCATTTGTTGGAATGAATTTTGCACTAAAAAAGTCGGACTGTTCTAACAATCCGACTATCTTAGCTACTTTTTCTTGTGATAAAGGTATCGTCTTTGCCTGTAGCTTCCATTTTCTCGCCACAATTCTTCCGACAAACGTTGCTTCACTGTCTATGCTTCGTCCTGCCTTGCTGTTCCATATTGATTCGTGACTTGGTTGCAAAGACTTAATGTAAGGCGAAATATCCACATCATTAATTTCTAAAAACATCCTATTCCTCCTTTATACTGTCCAAGGCAAGTCGCCTGTTTGTCTTACATACTCATTAGCCTGTTTTCTGACAGTATTGAAAATTCCGTTTTCATTCGGAACAATTACAGTTTCCTTGTCAAGCAACTCTCTTAAAAGGCGGTTCTGCTCCTGCATAAGTGCCACCTGTTCTGATGAACTGTATTCGGCGGTAACTTCATTGCTGTAACTAGCAGAATAGTCCGCATTATATTCTCCAAGGCTTTCAGGAACACTAGCAATCCTGTCGCTCCAACCTGTTACCATCTGATAGGTTTCTCTGGCTTGATTTTCAAAGCCAATGTCATATCCTTCAAGTGTCCACTTACCATATTGCTTGAAAAGTTTTGATGGGGAAGAAATTTTAAAGCCTTTTTTGAAGATGTTCTTAATTCCATCTGTAACAGTTTCTAAGCCTTTCTTAACTCTGTTGCCCCATTCGGCTTTTAATCCCTCAAGGTAGCCTTGAATACTGTATTTACCATAGCTTGCAAAATCTGATTTTGTGTTAAATGGTCCCGCTATTTTATGTGCCACCTGTTGTGCCACTTGAATACCATACTGTGTCTTAGCAGGGTCTCCTATTCCACCAATGTAATTGCTTATGGAAGTTGTTCCTATTCCCTTCCATTTACTTGGATTAAAGCCTTCTTCCATTTTGCTTGAAACTGTTTGGCTAGTGGCATCTGTATTTTTCAAAACGTCACTTACGCTTGTTATATTTTCAGCTAATTCCTTATAACGTGTCTTTGTATCGCTGGCTTTTTGCTCCTGGTAAGCATACAACGATGTTTGGGTGTCTATTGCTCCGCTTGCAACGGAAGTATAATAATCAAGCTGTGTCTCAAGATTTGCTAATACGTCTGCACTTTCTCTATATTTTTCATTAAGTGCTTCGTAGTTTGCAGTAGCATCTCGCCATTGCTTCGTCACATTTTGGCTACTAGCGATAACTTCTGCTATATATTTATCTGACTTTTTAAGTCCATCTGGCAATGTCTTGTTAAATGCTTCATCGGCGTACTTGTTGTACATATCCCAGAATTTATTTGCTACTTCTGCCGTATCTTGAATGACTTTTTTACCGTCTTTACTTAATATAGGTTGAAAATTGCCATATTTGTAATGTTCGGCAAGGTATGTCCTCATTTGGTCTTGCCCAATCTGATATTCAGCTTGAAGATTAACCGCTTTCTGTTGTGCTTTTTTCGTTTCGCTCTTGCTTTTGTCATAAGTGTTACGTTGTTCCATAATGAGGTCTGTTGTTTCAGTTATTCCCTTTGACGCAGCTTCTTGTAAGCCTTTTGCTTTCAATGCGTCTATGACATCATAGATTTTCTCTTTTTGGTCATCCAAACTGCTGTTTTCATCTTCAAGTATCGTTTTGAACTGTTCTCCGCCCTCTTCGATAAGTATTTTCTTGTACTCATCAAGTTTCTTTAAGGCTTCCGTACTCTTGTCAGCACCATCTGCCAACTCAAAGTATTTATCCGCTATTATTTTGAGCTTGTCAGCTTGTGTGGTGGTATCATTTTTTTGGAATGAATCGTAAATTCCGTCAGCAAGTTCTTTTATTTTGTCATTCGAGGTGTTAATGTCATCAACAAACTTCTGTGTTGTTTCATCGACTTCTCCTCTAGCTTTTTCATAAAGTTCAGCAAGTCTACTGTAATAATCGTTTTCCCCAATCAGAATTGTTGCTGTAATTGCCGGGATTGCCATAAGTGGGGAAGTAAGCCCGCTCATAAATGCACTTCCTACCTTTGTACCTGCGTAAGTGGCTACGCTTCCAATTCCACTCATCAGATTACTAACCGACATTTGAGCTTTAAAACCACTAAAGAAACTTGTTGCGGCTGTCTTTGCTAACTTACCCATTCCTACGGCAAGTCCTATTTTCGCTACAGTTCCCCAATCAATTTCTTGTAAGAGTTGTCCGATAAAACTAGCAAACTGTTTCCAATTAAGTGTTTTGAAAAAGGTTGTTACAAAATCCCATATTCCGTTCAAAATGCCGTTAATTGCACTTGCAAAGCTCCTAGGCTTGATATTCTTTATTGCATTGTTAATTAAAGAAGTAAGGTCGCTTGCAAGCCGTTTCCAATTAAAGTTATTTGTGAATCCGGCAACTAAATCTAACGTGTTGGTAATGCTTTTTCCAATGAATGTTCCTGTCTTATCCCATCCAAAAGAGTGAATACCGTTGCTAAGTTTTTTAGCAATCGTTTCTCCAGCTTTATAATATTCGCCGTTAGCGATTAATTTGCCTATGTTCTTAAGGAAATAAAGTTTGCTTTCAAACTTGTCCGCCCATTCATTGGCTTTATTATTCATATTGTCAAAGGCTTTCTGCCATACTTTTTCGTATTCGGTTGTGGCTTCGACAATTTTATCTGTTAGGTCAATATCTCCGGTTCCTGTGTTTTTACCACTACTATCACTATTTTCGGCAAGTTTATTTACTTCATCAAAGCCCATAAGAGAAATAGCGGCTTTTTTCGCACTTTCAGCTACTCCGTCATAGCCGTTTGAAACATCTTCCAATCCGTCTGTTGTATCTTTATAACCGCTTTGTCCAAAGCTCTCAAAATCAATCTTAACTCCTACAAATTGAGCAATACTGACAAGAAGTCTTTTGAAAGCTATTGTTACGCCATTTACAACAGGCATTACTTTTTGCAACACCGGAACAAAGATTTGTCCTAATACCATTCCTGTTTCAGACAAGTTTGTCTTGAACTGTCTAAGCATATTGTTAGGGCTGTTGATAGTGTTTGCTAAGTCGCCCCAAGATACTTTAGATTGGTCAAGAATCGCAATAAATCTTAATTGCTGTTTTTCAGCCTGTGACATTTCACTTACACTCTTAGTTATGCCTAAGTTATAAGCGTATGTCGCCAGTGTAGCATTGGTAATATCAATACCATACTTATAGAGAGCCCTTGATTGACCGATTAAGCCACTTTGTAAGTTTGTGGCTACTGTTGAGTAGTCCACATTAAAAAGTGAGCTTATATCGCCTGCTAGCATTGTCATTGACTTTGTTATAGCTGTTGTTGCTTCGCCTGTCTGTCCTAATGAGTTAGTGACCGATGCAAGTTGTGAAGCGTATTGTGTAATCTCTTGTATGTTAAGTCCGAGGTTTTTAGCGGAATCCGCTTTGATTAATCCGCCTTTAACATCTACACTTAATCCAGATAACTTGCCTAAGAGTTCATCAACTCTTTTTGAAAAACTATTTGCGTAGGCTTCTGCATTGCTGTAGCCGTATTTCTCGTATTCTTTGCCCCATTCAGAGCCTATCTTTCCGAAAGCTACGGCTTTGTAGTTAAATGCCTCTATGTAGTCTGCGGTACCCTCTATAGATTTCCAAAGGCTTTTCATTCCTCTTATGACCCAAAAGAAGTTAGCATATAGTTTGCCGAAAATAGAAGCAAGACTCCTTACTCCTTTGTGGGTTCTCTTTGCAGCCTTGTCTGTGTTGTTTAGTGAACCTTGAAGGCTTGCAGAAGCCGTATTAACTCTGCTTCCTTGGGACGCAAGATTAGCAAGCGAATCCGCAAGTCTTATCACTCCGTTGCTTACCGCCGGTGCTCTTGACAGTTGCTGTAGCATTGTTATGAGGCTTGCTGTAAGTCTTGGAATATTAACCGCCGCATTTTGAACGCTTCTACTTCCAAGTCTGCTTATGCCTTGTGCAAGGGTGCCTATGCTTGCGGCATTCTGTGGAACACTCGCTAAATTGCTAAATGCTCTTGTGATATGTGATAACGAACTAGCTGTGTTATTCAATGAAACAGTGTTTATGCTGCCTAATTTTGTGATATTCTTGGCAAGCCTTGTGAAATCTGCCGTTCCGACATTTTTCATTGCTTGCATTGCTGTTGCAAGTCTATTAACACCATTCGCAAGTCCGGATAAGGATGTGCCGTTAATACTGTTTAATGTCCCTGACAGTTTTTCAAGCCTTGTTATCATATTGTCGATAGCATTATTCGCTTTAGTTGCTGTCGCTTGTATTTTTATCTCTAATGAATCTAATTCCACGCCTTGCACCTGCCTTTTTTTAAAAAAATAAAGGGTAATAAAACCATTGTCTTATTACCCTTTTTTGTGAGTTAAATCCCAATTAGCCTTCATTGTTTTCATTTGCAGTGCAAATTCTTTTCGTTTTTTCTCAATCTCATCTTCTGTTGGTTCTTCGTTGTTATTCAAGCCGATAGGCTCGTTAGGGAAATCCGCCTTATCTTTTCCCCAAGCTCCACTTCTAACACCGAATTTGATTGCTGGGATAAGATAGGTTATAGCATACGTCCACAAGTCTATGTTCTGTGCGTTTCTCCGTATTTTGTAACCTTTTAGGCAGTATTCAAATTCTGTAGGCGTCATGTGTTTAAATTCTTCTATCGTAATTCCCATAGCAAAGGCCATAGGAAAATATTTTTCCCATATTAGCTTATGGATGTCTATTTTTCGGGATTTTCTTCCGCCATCTGCTTCTCTATGTTCTCCGCCATTGCGTTCAGAGACGATGTTATTCCCGACAGGTCGAAAAAACCATCTTCTTCCATTGCTTTTATAATTTCAAGGAATAAATCCCTGTAATTTTTCTTATTTTCGCTTAAATATGCTCTTGCAATCTGCTTAGCTTCTTCTCTTGTTACAGCATTTTTTTCAAGGCATCCTGCATATACCGCATCTATACAAGTCTGTGGCATATTTCCGATTGTTACCGCTGCTCCTTCAAGTGCTCTCTGAACCGGGTTTCCGTCTATATCCTCAAACATCGAAGAGCCTGTAAGGTAATTGAACATTTTCTGAACGATAGTTTTATCCTCTGCTGCGTCAAAACTAAATCTAAGTGCATATTCTTTTCCGTTTGCTTTAATTTCCATAGTTATTTTCCTTTCCTCCTATATCTTCTATAGGAAAGGGGCAGTCCTTAGACCGCCCTTTACTGACTTGCTATTCACCTATTGGTGTGTAATCCGCTGTTTCTTCTTCGTCAGTCACAACAGCATTTGTTGTATCAAGTGACTGACTGACTATTCCCCCGGTGTAGGTTCTACCTTTGTGTCAGTGCCTACCATTTCCTCGATAATGAGGTTAAGTGCCATTGTGAGAAGCCCGTTCTGTTCCTTACTTGTAATTGGCAATTTTGATGGTGGCTGTGCTACAAAGAACTCTGCGTCTGTTATGCCCGGAGTAATCTCCTGGAACCACATTCTCTTACCGCCGGTTAAACCATTGTAAGCGGTAATAACAGCTTTCCATTCTTCAATAGTTTCATCTGTTTTGTTGACAGTTACTGTAACTGTGTCAGATACAGTATCTCTTCCGGCAATATTTCTTGTCTGCCTGTCCTCAAGTGCCGAAGCGTCTATTGGTTCTGGTGTTACTGTAATCTCGCCAATAGAGTTAATTCTTGAAAGCAACTTAAAGGCTGTTGGCTTTGTTCCTGCCGTTGTTTCAACACCGTAAGAAAAAGTAACGCCTAATGTGCTTAATCCTGCTACTGCATTTGCCATTTTGTCTACCTCCTGTTGGATAAAAAATAAGAGCATTTCTGCTCTTTGTTGCTAAATTAATCTGTCATTCGCACCGATAACACGGTTAAAACGTGCCACGCTGTGATGTATCTTGTTGTTTATTGAAGTTTCCGGCAATGCTTTGCCTTGAAATCTCATTTCCTTAAAAACATTCATAACCGTTGTCATAACCTTGCGGCAGTCAGACTTGCTTGTGTTAGTTGTGACATCCACTTGGAATGTCGCTAGCAATGCGTTTATTGTTTGTCCGTCAAGTGTCTGCCCTCGTTCGGTTGGAGTTAATAAATGAATATATACGGTAGGGAATACTGCCGAACCGCTGCTTTCTCCCTCGTCAGTTATCCTGATTTTAGGATATTTCTTTTGTAACTGTGGTAGGCTCTTAGCCTTGACAAGTGCTACAACTGTACTTTCAAGGTCTGTCGCCCAATCATTAGCATTTGCCATTAGCTGAACACTCTCCTTGCCACTTCTGTGTATTTTTGAATTATTTCCATACCAGCCTTGTAAACAGGCATTTGTGCTTCTACGCCGTGTGTAAGAATGAGTTCTCCGCTGTCTGCGTAATATCCCCATATCTTTTGAACGCCGTGTCCTTCGCCATAAGAACCGATTACCATACCATTTACCTCGCCCTTTGGATGTGGGCTTGTACCTGCTTCTCCGTTGTAAAAAACACCGGCTCCAAACTCAATGAACATAAGTTCTTTGCCCTCTACAATCAGTATCGCTTCATTGTAGCCACCAAAAGACCGGAGTTTGACGCATGTGTAATGGTTTGTGTCAGAACCGCTTCTGATACCTTCTGCATCGTAAGTGTAGTTTGCTTTTGTCATATTTTCATCTATGACAGGTATTCCAACTTCCGCAAGTTCTTTAACAAGTTGGTAAGTCTTTTCAGTAATCCATTCCTTGTATTGTTTTAGCTGTCTGATAGCTTCATTTATAGAGTTTTCAGACAAGGATATATTAATTGTATGCCTTGCCATATCACACCTACTTTACAACTGCTTTAAGCATATACTTAGTTGAACATAGTGCTGGCTTAATGCCTACAATCGTGAAGTCTGCCGATGTTTCATCAACAAGGCTGTCAGATGTGTATGTAGGCTTGCTATCAAGCCAGATAAGGTCACCCTTTTGAATAGGCAATGTATTCCTATCTGTCAGTAAAATAGCGTCAAAATCAGCGGTATCAAAGCCGTATTCCTTGCTCTGCGCTTCTCCACCGCTGAATGATATGCTTGCTTCAAAATCTTCAGGCTTCGAAAAGCCTGTTTTTTCTTCAAGGACTTTTGGTATCTTATTGCCACCATCGTCAAGATAAGGAATAAAATTGCCCTCTGTGTCGGTATATCCCTCATAAAGGATATTGCCGTCATCATCTCTTTCGTAGATAGTTACTGTCTGCCCTTGAAGCGAATACTTCATAGCCTGCTTATTGATGTCAAGCATATTACTTCACATCCTTGCCAAATCGCTTCCATAATTCAGACAGCTTTTCCCAGCCGTACATTGCCACAAATGCTACAACAAATCCTGCCATAATTGCCGCAAGAATCATATACCACAGTATTGTCATCTGAATATACTGCATATAGGCAATAAATGCCGCTACAGTAATGCCGATTGACAGGATAAATACTATAATATCCGTAGGCACTTTATTGAATACTCCAATACCCTTAATTACTTGTGTAATTACAGACACCGCAAAAGCTAATGCTCCGACAATCGCTAAGATAATTGTCATATTTGCGATTAATACCTGCATAATTTCCATTCTGCTATACCTCCTTATCTTCATTAAGTCGTGTTTCCAATCCGTCTATTCGGTGGTGTGCCGACTTTACACTTTCTTCAACCTTAACAATTCGGCTATCGTGAGAATTAAGTTCTTTTCGCATTTCTGTTACTTCGTTCTTAATCTCTGTTGTGTTACTTGATATTGTGTCAAGTTTCATATTTATGCGTGTATTTTCCTTTACACGCTCCGTAAGTTCTGCCTTGTCAGACTTTTTGCTGTTCTTAAGATTAAGTCCTAATGTAAACAGCCCGAAAAGGACGGAAAAAGTAACCGAAATAATACTTATAATTACTGCTATTGGCATTGATATACCGCCTTTCATAATCAATAATGGCACACCGCCCACCACCCTTAATGTGTGCCGCCTGCTACCATATTGGTAACGCACAATCTTCTTTATAAAACTTTAGCAAACGGAAATATCCCGACAAACAAGCCGTCTCTATCTTTCCAAGTTCTGTTGACACCATTTTCATTGTAGCTTGCCATAAATGCTTCGCCTGCCTGTGAATGGTCATAGACAGCCAGATTAACAATAACACTCTCGAATTTCTTCAAGTCCTCGGTTATCATTTCATCTGTGTAGCTGTCAGGGTAATTTCTTCTTGCCTCTACATCTTCTGTAGCCTGTTTAATAAGCTGTTCGATTACCGGATTATCTTCTTTGTTATCGAACACTACCACATCAGATGTAGTTTCATCATCATTTGTGACTGTATCAATATGAAATTGTTTAAGTCTGATTTTGACCTGTTCTAATGTGGTGTATTCCATAATTTCAGCTCCTATAATCCTAATTTCTCAATTAGCAACTTCTTTAACTCTGCTCCTGTAAACTCTTCTGCGTTGTCTATGCCCTGTTCTGTGGCGAAAGCCTGTAAGTCAGATGTAGACATGCGATTAATGGTCGTCTTGCTATAGTCAAAAGAAGCCCCGGAATTGTTATTTTCCGGGACTTCTTCGCCTGCGTTATACCATTTACCATTGTGAACTACTATATATGGATATTTCATAGTTGTACCCCCTACTCTTCGCTATGAACCTCATATACGAATGTGCTATCCATATTCTCGTATGATGGAAGTACAACTTCGGAAGCAAATGTTGACATCTTCATAGGTGGTCCATACTCTGTCTTTGTAGCGACTGTAATACCTACACCATATGTTGTTACATCTACATCAGCTACCTGTCTTGCTGTTCTTTCTTCTGGTGTGGTGCCAAACCAAGTACTGCCAAGATTGCCTTCTGGAAGAAGTGTAACCTTGTTATCTGGGTAGAAGTACTGCTCTTTGCCATCATCATCAATGTACATCTTATCGTAAAGTACGATAGTGAGCTTTGTTCTCTTCTGTACTACTGAAACAACAGTATCATCGTCAACCTCAATAGTTGCTGTAAGGTTCTGTGCAAGTATTGAGTTTCTTATCTGTGCATTATCAAGCAGATACTGGAATGTATTGCTATTCATAAGTGCATATCTAGCAATCTTACCCTGCTTCTGTAACTTTTTTCTTGCATTGTTAAGGTCTGTAAGTGGTTTTGAATTAGCTGTATCACTCCACATGCTTGTTCCGGTTAACTTTGCGTAATGGTCTTTTGCGTATGAGCCGTCTTTGTCATAATCATAGGCATACTGAACACCATCGCTCACGATAGCAATTACTGGATGTCCTGCGTTTGTCGCAAGAAGCGACATTCTCATTCTCTCTGGTACAACTTCTGCACCGCTTACAAGATTGTTAGTATCGTCATATACGCTTGCCAAAGCACTTGCAAGATATGGGTCGTCAACAGACTGAATACGCTCAATTTCAAGCATTTCTTCTTCACCGACTGTCATTCCCTCACGGAAAAATGCCATCTGTGTTTTTTCCTTGCTTAATCCGTCTCTAGCTCTAAGTGTTGGGATTGTGTCAAAGTTAGATGGCGCAAGTGAAACCGGTAAACCCTTGTGCGTCTTAATCCAACTTAAATCAAGTCCCTGTTTCTTTCTTTCCGGAAACCACTGTAAGCCAAGATAAGGTATCTGGTTACTAGCGTTTTCTGTTGCTGATAACGCAATAGACTTACTGTCTAATACTTCATTAATTAACATCTGTTTACCTCCTGTTATTATTCAAATACAATCATTGGAAGAGCTGTCTTAACTGCTGCGTCATATGTAACGCCAGAATGTGCTTCTGCCACCTTTGTATTAAGGTATGCTTTCTTAAGCAGTACTCCCTGTGGTCTATCCTCTGTTACATCAAACCTTAAAATACCCACTACTGTGGCTGTGTTATCAGCCTTGCCGGTTGCTCCGATTGGTGTACCTGCCTTGACAATTCTCTTGCCTTGCGCGTCTTTAGTTGTTACGCCATCAAAATCAAGTGTTAATGGGATTGCTTCATTAGGCTCTCTCTTTAAAATCTGAACGTCTCCTGCGTATGAAGTCTTTTCATACTGCATATTCATTTCCTTTGCCATTTTTTACCTCCTGTTATTACTGAATGTAATGTGATAAAACGTCATTGTTCTTAGGTGCGTTGGATATAAGGCTTTCTGCTATCTTTTCAGCGTTTGTCTTATTGTCTGCACCGCCTTTATTGCTGCCACCGCCTGGAATATCTTGATTTTTAGCAATCTCCTGTTCCTTAGCCTGTGCCGCAGCCGTTTCTTTTTCGGACATAATCTTGCCAAGTTCGGTGTAATCAAGGCTTCCATCATCTTTAACAACCGTCTTTGCCTGTTCAGCAGTAATCTTAAAATTAGTCATAGCTGCTTCCCTCTGGTCTCTGATAGCATTATTTTTCTGCAAGTCTGCTATCTGCTGATTGGCTGTCTCTAAGGCTTTATTTGCCTTTTCAAGCTCTGTCAGATTGCCAGCCTGTATTTCATCAAGCTGCTTCTGTAAGCTGTCTGCTGTGTCTGCTTTAGCCTTGTAGCCGTCTGCTCTGTCTTTTTCTTTCTTTGTTTCCCCATTGACCTGATTCAGATAATTGCTTACCTGTTCGTCTGTAGGTTCTGCCACTCCGATAGCAATAAGATTCTGTTTTGCCTGTTCTCTTGTCATAAATTACCTCCGATTCACTACGCTTTTTTACGTTGGTTGCTCAACCTGTGATTTCTCCTATTTCACGCATAGGTGCAAAATTTATAAAATAAAAACAGCTACCGATTATTCGATAACTGCCTTATTTTGCTGATTATTATTAAGTTGATTAACTATCTCTTGTGCTTTCTTTTCTTGTTCTTCCACATCATCAATAGTCTTGTATATATTATCAAGATATGGTTTTGATAAAAGGAATGTCTTTTCTGCATCTCCCCATAAACCAACTGTCTTAATTGCTATAAGTGGATGTATGCCACTTTGAAGCAACACTGTAAGTGTCTGTGCTTTAGTGTACATATTGTCTTGTGGACTGTGATTTATTTGTACGTCAAAATCTCTAACCGACAGTTTTAAGTCATTTCCGGCAAGTCTTAGTATATTAAGAACTACTACCGCTAACCGCTTTTCGCACGATTTAACAATAGGGTCTTTCAGTTTTGCTCTTGTCTTAGAGAAATCCCATCCGTTTCTTAACTCGACCGCTCCTTGGGTATCTCCGCCTGTGTTGCCCTGTTTGTTTGGTATAGCCAATATGGATAATGTATTATCCCACAAATCATCTTTAGCAACTTGACATTGGGTCTGATTAAGCTCCTGTGTCATAATATCGACATCGGACTTGTTATCTTTATTCATTGACTTAACAACCAATGCGTGATTTTCTTTCATTTTCTTAAAGTTCTCTTCGTCAATTTCGCAATTAACAAACTTAACCCAATACTCAACAAACTGCTGTATGCCATCCATTCTGTTGGACTGCATATTATTAATTGCGTCCAACATACCGATAACAAGTTCAATATCAGATATTCTTTCATGGTTATTAGGAAATTCAACAATAGGAATTTCGCCATATGTATGTAGTTTTGCTTCAACTACTTTGCTGTCAACAATTCTGAATGACATAGTGTCGGAAAATGCCATCTTGTACCAGTTTCCGTCCTCGTCTTTAAGCTCTTGCACAACAAGTATCTGTTCTTCAGTACTCTCATTATAAACAGCATAAGTATTAAGGGGCGTAGGTGCTACAATTCTGAATGGCACATCTCCATTTTTAGGCTGTGCTGCTTTAAATGATGTTCCTGTTGCAGACTGCCACTCTCCAGCTTTAATATCTTTCTCCTGCTTATTGGCATCCGCCATAAAATCATTAAGTATATCAACTGCCTTATTGATAGCTTCATCATCTTTGCGGCTAATAAATTGGATTGGCTCGCCGTATGTTTGTCCTACCTTAAACTGAACAATTTCATATGCGTGATTCTCAACAATCTTGTTTGTAATATCTTCATTAGTCAGCTTATGCCTGTATAATATTGGTTGGTCGCCCTTGTAGTAATGCCACAGATACTTGATAACTGGCTTATTCCAATAAAATACTCCGATTGTACCTCCAATAACCTTAACAACATTGTTAGCAGTTATTGTATCTACATTTGTGTATGCAATTTTTCTACCATAACAGCCTCTAACAAGGTCTTGAAAATACATTGTGTTCATATCTTGCTCCTAATAAAATGTCATACCACTTGAGCTTCTGCTGTTTGGTATTTCTTTAATCTGGAAACTGTCTTCATCGCTTGGCACATACCATATCCATTTCCCACAATGTCCACACGTTAATTTATGTGTCCTTGGGTCTTTGCTATCTGCCTTAGTTAAGAACTTGTGGCAGTTAGGACATATAATTGATTTGTCTTTGTTGCTATAAAAATCCATTCTGTTACCTCTTTGCATAATAAAAAGCACCGCCACAATTAAGCGGCGATACTTTTTAAAGATTGTCTATGGAGTAGTACTTTCATCGTAATAATACAATATTGTTTCCGAACAAATCGAACAACTTTTATTATTTTTGTTCAATAAACCGGTTGAAAGCCATTCTAATACTGTCTTCTGTGTTTCCACCTATGATATGTGCTATCTGAACCCAGCTTTTATTTTCTAAAAATCTAAGATTGATTATTCTTCTCATCCTGCTATCGTCAAGTTTTGCTATAAATTCTTCAACCTCATTGGTTTTTTCCAACAAATCATCTTCAAGCAACTGCAATGTGGCTTTTCTGGCATAAAGAAGTGTTTTCTTTCTACTGTACTCTGGAAATGGTATGCCTTCAATTTTGAAATGCTGTTTACCGCCATTCCCACCGCAAACAGAATCTACAACAGTTTCCCCGGCTTCGATTTTACTTATATCTCTTTCAAGTCGCTCTATCTTTAGTCTTACTTCTTTTACTTCTTCCTGTAAATCCGAATATTGCGATAAAACTTCCTTTGTTACCATAATATCAATACCTCCTAAATGGATTTATAGTAGCTTCGGCTTTAGCTGTTGTTCCTGTTCTCATTTCATTCTCGAATAAAGCAATAGAATCAGGCGCATCATCATGTTTTACTTTTCCACTTCTCGTCATAGTTGTAAGCTCTTTCATAAATTTATAATACTGGCTCTGTCTGTCCATTTTCTTAAAATCACGAAAATAATAATCTCGAATGATATTGTCTCTTGCGTTTTCCATTCGGGTTATTTTGTTTGAGCAATTAAATTTAAACCTTGCGCTGCATCTACCGCCCTGTGACTTTACAATGTCCATTACATCGTGCCCGAAATATTCTCCTGCGCTGTTGCTTTCAAATGTGACTGTCTTGACATTATGTTTGATAAGCATATTTGCACATTCTGGTTTGGTGAACTGTGTTCCTGCATTATCAAATACTACATCAACTATGTACACCTCATTGCCATAAACATAGCCAATCGGCATTGAGCAACTATCTTCTCCCTTATCTGCGCTATCGCAAGCCGCCATAATAGCATCTGGTTCTCTATCAACAGGAAGTTCTTCAAAGTAATTAAGTTCTTTTTCAGCAAACATACGCCCTTTTGCTTCAAATGGTTCTTGTTGGAACTCTGCCGCCCAGGTTTCTTCTGATACAAGCTTTCGCTCTTTGCGGTAGTAGTCTGTTGTAAATATCTTTCGCAAACCTTTTTTATCCTTGCGGTATATTTCCCAGTTGCTTTCATCTGTCACAGGATCAAGTGCTGGTACGGCTACTTCGCGCCACCGCCAACCTAACTCATCTGCCTTGTTTTGTAATGCCGTGATGGGGTCGTATAGACTATATTTAGTTCCTTGGATAATAATGGGCGTTCCCTCTAATCTACGTCCTAATACGTCATCTGTAACCTTTTCACATAGAAACTCCAATCTGTCCCTGTTTCGTGCTTCTTCATGATTTTTTACGCAGTCATCAATGTATACAAGCACATTTGCTTCGGTACATCCTACGATTGCACCATCAATAGGTCTACAGGTAAACGTTGGGAAGATATTTTTGTTTTTAAGGTCGATTGATAGATTTTCAGCACTTTTATAGTCTTTTTCGCCTATTTTTGTTGCTTCTGGGAAAACGCTCAAAAACCTCTGATATGTGCTTTCTGTCTCAAAGCCTTGTAACAAACCACCATAAAAACGCTTAACAAGTCCTTCGCCTTTTCCGACACCAAATATACTTCCGTCCGGGTCGCGTCCACCCATCATCTGCGCCAATTTTAAGCCACCTGTGGTTTTTCCTGTTCTTTTCGGTTGTGATACGGACAGAAAATCTAATTTTCCGTCATAAATTTCTTGGTAGGCTTTAACTACAGGCTGTAAAACTTTATATCTCGGAAAATAAAATCTTTTCCACGGGTCCTTTTCATCAATTTCAATGTAATAAAAAAAGCTGTCCACAAGATAGGCCGATTCGTACATCAAAACATCGTAGAATTGTTGGAGCACTTTGTATGTCGTATCGTGTTCCCCGGCATACACTTCTAGGTCTGCAACTCTGCCGCCTGTACATTGTTTGACATAGCTTGCTATAAGTTGCTTTGCCCTTGCCGATATTTTCAATCCATAATCAACATCATGTTCTGTTCTTAGTGCGACTGCCGTAGCTTGTACATAAGCATCAATTACCTGTTCATCAATACCTTTTCTCTGTATGTAATTTTCATATCCATTAACTGTGAAAATAAGGCTCTGACTAGCCATAAAGAAAAGCACCTCCACTTTTTCAGCAAAGGTGCTTATAGACCTCTGCCTATAACTGTTTTAGGTTAGCGACTAACTCCATTTGTTAGCCGGGAAATATTTTGTTAGAATGTTGGCATTCCTTCATTGCAAACCGGATGTAATTTCTGCACAAGTGCATTATAATCATCAATTACATACCTTACCGGAATCATATATGTTTTAATGTCATATATTTCCGCAGTCTGTCTTTCAATATGGCAGCCATTCCAATCGTACGCTTCATCAATTCCAATGAATACATCAGCCTGTGCCAGCTTCTTAAGGCTCTCACCTAAATACCATATGGCTTCTTTACTGTCTTTAGGTGGGTTATCCCCAATGTAGCTGTCGATAAGCTCTAATTCCTCGCCCTCGTATATTTCAGCAATCTTCTTCATTTTTTGAATACTTGCTTTGATTTCTTCCTCTGCTGCTTTAATCGCATTTTCTTCGCTTATAAAATATTCTTTTCCAACTAAGTTATGTTCAATGGCTTGCACAATTTCCCAATAAGAGGTCCATTCCCTTTCAATTATTTGATACCCAGAAATTTTACTTTTTGCAAAAGCAATAGGTCTATTTGTAACATGGTCATACCTGTTTTCACGCTCTGTTATGCTATAATTAAATTGTATTAAATAATACTTATCGCCTTTCGTGAATGGTAAAACTATTATATTTTTCTTTACCTTTAATTTCATTCAATCGCTCCTAACAATTTATTTTTATGCCCTCTGTCAATATGGCAGTCTTACTCTTATTCATTCCCCATAAATCTCCTTGTTTCCTCAATTATTTTAGACTCCATAGCACGAGTCATTTCACTGCGGCTTTGTGGCAGTCTGCCAAACTTTTCCAAAACATATTTTTCTACTGCTTCTCTTGAAATGTCTATGCCAAAATTTATCAATGGTTCTTGTTTGTATACTGTTTTCCATTCCGGTTCATAACAACTTGTACTATGGACATATTTCGCAATACCAAAAAGCCACACAATAAAGTGTTTAAGGCATCTTCTTCTTTTAATGCAAGTGGTACATAACCCAGGTTTACTCATCGTTGCTCACTCCTTAAAATCTCGGAAAATAATAATTGTGCCATCCGTTTTTTATTTTTTGCTCTGTGCACCAAGGCAAATACGCATCAAATTTTCTATCAAAATCCATATTTGCACTGTATTCATCCCAAGCTTTTTGATTTATTTTGAGCCTTTTATCCATTTAACCATTATTCTTCCAACTTTCTACATTTCTGATATATCCTTTATTTCACCATTCGGCAGTTTTACCTTAACTTTGTCTGCTAGTAATGTTATTTGAATTTCTTTTGCTGTGTCCTTTTGATAAATATTGGATATACCATCAATACTTATTACTCCTTTTAAAAATTCGCCATCAAGAAATAATCTAACAATTCCGCTTGAATGGTCAAGCAACACCTCTTTAGCCATCATTCCACCAGCTTTCTAAGCACCATACGTAAACATATTTTCAAAATGGAAATCATTTAGTGCTTTTTCTAATTCGTCTTTGTACTTAAACGGGCTTAAAGGGCTTTTTATTTTTTCCCTCAAAACCGGTATTGCTGCATCTATTAAAATTCCTTGTGTAGCACTTGCAAGATTTTGTGGCGGTAAATTCGCCAAAGCACATAACTCCATTCTTTTATGGTCGCATTTTTCAGATTTAGGGCAACTTTTACATTTTTCTGCTAATTTACTTAAAGAGTCCGCCATTACTACGCCAACTTTCTACCGCAGATAGGGCAAAATCTAATATGTCTATCACTCAAAGTCACTATTAGCCCATCATCTTCATTGAACGTCGTTATGTATATATGTGGTTTAATATCGCCACCTATAGCAATTCCCATATTGGAATATGTGGATATTCCATAAGAAAACGGCATTATGTTTTTACAAAATTCACACATATCGCACCTCGTATCATTCTTTATAATGATTACTAATTATGTCGTATGTCATAGCAAAACATAAAACAGACGCGGATATAGTTGCAAGTATCGTTATAAATAAGCAAATAATTTCTATCATATTACACCTCCTAGTTACCCTTTCTTCGGTGTGAATAGTGTGTCTGGCAATTCTTCGCCAATTAAAAATTTATTCACATACTTCTTAAAAGTCGGAACACTCATTCCGGCTATTTCTGCTGCCTTAACCTGGCTACATTCCCTGTTTAAGTACTTTGCTACACCCTCCGAGAACTTATCAACGTCCCGTGTTTTAACTCCTTGTGCCATAGACATATCTCCTTATTTTTTGATAATCGGATAGACAGGAATCGAACCTGTGTGTTTCCCTCTGCTACTGATACCGCAGCGGGCGCTCTTCCAACTGAACTACTATCCGTTATTGCAGACAAAGTAGCAATCGTCTGCAACACAAGTGACTTTTGTTGCTACCTTTGTCTCACTTGAATGGACTTTTTCTACCATTTCCGGCTATACTCTTTAAACCGAAAGCTATTGATGTGGTGTGGATTTGAACCACACATGAAATTCCGTTAGTTAGTCTGCACCTACGAATAGGGATAAATGGATTTTTATTTTCTAACGGATTTATTGGTGTAATTGCTTACAGCTATTTACCAGACTTGTTAATAGCAATTCTTGATGCACACCGTTTTCTTAACCATCAATTAACGTTTACCCATTCCGCCACACATCAACAGTCAGCGTCATGCTGACTAGCGCCGACATCGTGAATCGAACACGAACAACATTTCTGTTGGATAGCTTAGCAAGCTACTGGAATACCATTATCCCATATCGGCAAGCGGTGGTTTTTTACTTGGTTATCGCCTCCCAAGGATTTTTTAGTCAGCCGCAAGCGGCTCAATCCAGTTCCCTGCACTAAGTTTATCCGGAATATTAATTAGTACCTGCATTTCTCTAATAAACACACTAGGGGTGTACTGGCAACATCGCCAATGGGGAAGAGAGGAATCGAACCTCTATTGTTTACCGCGTGGGAACTGATTTACAGTCAGCCGCAACACCGCCAATCGTTGCCGCTTCCCCAAAACCATACCGCCTGTAACGGTCTACAACTGTAGGGTTAATTTTCACATAAAAGGGGTGTTGTTATGAAAAAAACTTGCCTATTTCTAGGCTAGTAGGGATAACAGGAATCGAACCTGCATTAGAAGTTTTGCCATTTAAACTATATCCCCAACCAGATTGATTTTAACTTATCAAGGAGAAAAATGCGTCTGTCCGTATGTCCCAATTACGGACTAAACCCATTGGAAGCCTTGAAACTTCCCGGCAACCTTTTAATTGCATGGGTGAATAAATATTTTAAGGGGTCTTATGAATTATATTAGCTGTCAAACAGCTAAGCAGCCCTTGTTGGATTCGAACCAACGAATACAGCAGTCAAAGTGCTGTGCCTTACCGCTTGGCGATAGAGCTATTTAATTATTTAATTTATAAAGGGGTAATATTTATAGATTATCCTATCAGAATTGTAGATATATGTATTATATATAAAAGTTATGTATATTGCAAGTATGTATATAGGCTTTTTTATTTTTGAGAATATTTGAGGGACTAAGTGGCGGCGTATTGGGCTATTTTATAAACCCCCTCCCCCCGTCTATGTTCCATCTGTTGCCGTTGTGGGCGTATTGCTACACCCACATAATAAAATATATCAATATGTTTGATTTATTCGGTTAGTACGTCGCAAAAACTTTATTTTGCGACATCAAAACGGCTAAAATGTCTATAAAATGCCGTCTTGCTCGTTGTTTTCGCTTAAATTGTCAGACAGTTTAAGCGGTTCAGGTGCTTTAAGGCGTTGCCGGATGTCGTCGGATGCGCCAAGCTGCGGAAGGTCTGCGGCTGTTTTAATAACGTTTGTGGCGCTTTCTCTGCTAACTCCGGGAAGATTCCAACCGAAGCGGCGATTCATAACTGCAAGCTGCCCGACTGGGTTCTTACCGGACCAGAGCCGAGCTTCTCCGCTAGATTCATAATCTTTTGACAATTTTTCCCACAGATCATAAGCCGATGTACTTAGTTTATTCGCCTTTGTTCGTTCATTAGCCCAATTGTATACAACTACTTCGTTTATCCCTGTCAATTTACAATATCCGCTTATAGTACATATCTTATTATACTTATAGCACATATATATATAATAATCTGCTATATAATTTAAATATTCATAATTATAACTATTACAATTACTATTATTAATATTACTGTACTGGTTATTATAATTATTATTATTATATCCCTGTAATTTACCTTTTAATTTTAGTCTATTCGTATTCTTAAAAACATGATTATATACATAGATTAAAGCTGCATAAAAAATAGATTGCGGAGCTTCTGTCATGTTGTCAATTTTTTCTTTCTCGCAAAATTCGTTAAAATATAAATCTATGTCATTTTCAAATACTTCTTCGCTGTCTTTAAAATCTTCTACTTTTTCCAATCTGTTCCACTCCTTCCGCTAAAATTAAAAAAGCACGTTCAGGACTTTTGATTATTATCTGTCTGTAACGTGTTTCTCTTTCTGTTTTATCTTAGTCAAATCATAATTCTTTTTTTTGAAAAAATCAAGTCAGAAAAAAATTTTGCTATGTTCTCTCTTTCTTTTTTTATTTTTTCTTTCTTTCTTTTTCTTTGCTTCTTTCTTTTCTTTCTGTCTTTTTTCTTTTTTTCTTTCTCTAATTTTTCGCTCAAAAAATATTTTGAATAATACTATTAATGAAAAATCATTTTTAAGGACAAAAAGAAAAGACCCGGAACCGTTCCGGGTCTTAATTGGTTTTATTCGTTTTCTGTCTCGAATGAGTAAGGCTGTTCCATTCCGCCCGCCTCATGCTCCAGGAACTCGCGCAGGTCGTACAAGTCCGCTATATTCTCCCATTCGTCAATTAATTCTTCCGGGAAGTCTTCCGGCGGCTGGAAGCAGGCTTTTAATTCCTCGAATGTGTAAGCCTTTGCCTCGCTTTCTGCGTTTCTGTCTCTTCTGTCGATTATATAATACAAGACCGGTTTCAAATAGTCTTTAATATTCGCCGTTTCTAAGTCTTCCGCGGCGATGTCGCCGGCTTCTATCTGCTCCAACTGTTCCGCTGTCGCTTCAATTTCAAACTCTTTGAATGTATCGTAACTACCTGCTTTATATTTCCTTTTCTCGCTGTCTGTCAAGTGCTCCCAGATGTTGTCGAGGTATTCCCTCGCTGCTTCTGCTGTTTTATGTCTCAGAACCTCGCCGGCTCCGTCCTCGCTACAATAAATGCTTGTGTAATATAATTTCATAATTTCCACCCTCCAACCTGTGCGGCTGGTCCTTTCTTTTGATACCCTTATAATATCACGTTAACGTTATATAGTCAAGCGATATTTTAAAATTTTATCAATTATTTAAAAAGGCATTCGCCGGATCTTCCCCGGATTGGATCTTTTACCTTTTCTAAATCTTCCGCTTCTTCTATTTTTTGCAATTTCTCCATTACAGCTGACACGATGAACCCGTTCAGGCTTTCCCCTGCTGCTTCTCTGATCCGTTTCTCGTCTTCTGTTCTGAATCTAACTAGTGTCTTAAAATATGCTTTTTTCTCATATTTGCTTGTTGCTCTGATCTGTGCTTTACTTGTTGCCATTTTTTGCCCTCCAATTTTTTCTTTTTTAATAAAATATCACAAAAAAATACCCTTGTCAAAATGTAACGTTATCGTTATACATTTTGCATAAAAATTTATATATTGTTATCGTTATATTTGTATAATTTTCCGATATTGAAAATATATCACGCTAGCGTTATAATTAAGCTACAAAATAAAGAAAGGAACCGCAGCGGGCGGTAAGGTAAAAAGATATGATGAAATATGTAGGAAATGTGACAAAAGACGCAGAGGAACTCAAAAAACTACTCGATGAAGGCTATATCTATTTAACCGAGACGGGCTACGCATTAACAGAAGACGAAGACGTAAGCACGGATGATACAGTTATTGAAAATGCACTTTGCAGCTTATACGAAGAGAACTAGAGCCGAAACGCTCCGGGCGGAGCGTCAACCGGGGACGGTCTCCCGGTTCTGATGATGACAGACCAAAAAGGCAGCACGCCTACCAAGCACAAGCCGCCACTAATCAGAAAAGAAAGGTAGCTATATTATAGCACAGGTAGAAAGAAATGAGAAGAACAAACAGTAAAGAAACAATGGAAGCAATTAAAAACGCAATCATGGAGAGTTACGAAGCAGCAGAGGAATACTATACATATGACAGCAAGGAAGCAAAGACAGACTACAACGACATATGCAAAGACATCTTAACGGCTTTTGAGAGCGAAAAGGTTAAAACGATTGGTCAATATAGAGCCGGAAGAATTAGTAAATATTCTTTATTTTGCGACTGGATGGCGGGGCTTCCATCGGCTTTCCCTATTTCAGATGATATTTTTCTCGGTTCTGCTGTTAATTGGCTCGCTGATATTTTAGACGAGACAGAAGAGGAAAAGGCAAGATATACAGAGGAAAAAGCAGAAGCAACAGCATGTAATCTACTTTATAGAGAGCTTACAAAGCATACAGAAAAAGTAAATAATTAATAACTAGCAAGGACGGCTTCCCCGGGGTTCGATTCCCCGGCTTGCTTTTACCCGGAATGCCGGGGAAATTTTGAAAATATGGAGGAAATGAAAATGGGAAAAATTTCTTTTGATGTAAACAATGGCGGAAAGCTGGAAGCTTGTCAAACAAAGCACGACGGGAGCGTAAGCGTAAATACCGAAGAAGGCGAAAAGTACAATATAAGCGCCGGCGATTTTGTCATGCTGTTAAACTATTACAAGTATATTAAAGATAACGATATACAGAACGATTTTGTAAATTATCATGGGAAAAACTAACCGCCGCAGCGAATGCCAGCCGGACCGATACCGGCGGCGGTTTTTGCGTTCCAAACCTTGACCGGGCAACCTTGCCCGGTGTATAATAAAAATAGGATTTTGAACGCTTGCAGGCTTTAGGACATTAAAGTTTTTAGCCTGTTTTTGCGGTAAAATTGGGGCAATTTTGCCTTGAAATTTTGCCACATTTTAAAATTAACTTTACCACCTGGGAAACGCATAACCTAGGGGGTATAAAAATTTTTGCATTATATTTTAAGGAGAAATTATTATGATAAAATTTGAAGATTTAAAACAGGCGGTAATTGCTGCCAAAAAAGAAGAATTTGAGCTTGAGGTGGTCTCATGTTCAAAAAGGCATTTTCCGGGTGTAAGAGGTTACTCTGTCCGGGACTTTTTAGACGAGTATAACAAAATAATGGGGTTAGAGGACGAATGTGCCTACATCTGGGAAACCCTTGGCAAGTGTTATTCCCTTGCAGATTTGAGGGATGACATCCGTCGGAATGTTCCGGAGTATACCGCCGCCTTATTTGATAGAGCTGTAGCGGTTATTGGCGTTTACGATTTTAATATTGCGTCGGCTTATGCCTTAATCGCAAATTACATCAGAAAAGGGGGTAAAATTTGTGGCATTTATGAATAAAGCCGGTATTAAAATTTCTTATGACTGTCAAAGCCTGATTGACGAGCTTAAGCAGGATATAGCAGAATTTGGGAGCCACCTCATATTGGATGTGGTGGTGCAGGATGTAGAAGGCGTAACCATTTACAAGGATTATAATTTTATCGAAAATGACCCGGCGACAGAGTTCACGCTTAAGCCTGGAGAACGTGTTGTAAAAATGACTGCTGCCACTCTACTTATGATGTACGAAAAAGAGAATGAATTGCTTTGAAATCCGGTTCAAATTTTTGGAATTTTTTTAAAGAAATTTTGTAATTTAGTTAAAGTACCCTAGGGGGGTACAAAAAAGTTTACATTAAAATTTTGAAAGAAGTGAGAAGATGAAAAATAGCTTAAATCAGCAGATTTTTAATTTATCCAATAAAAAAGGGGCAGAATTATACAAAAAATCCGCCAATATGGATAAAATTGAAATCAATATTAACAGGTATCAGCAGGTAGAAGCATTTATGAAAAACATTTCTGAAAAAGTACCTGCTATGCCAATCTTAAAAGAGGGCGCATTTGTACTTAAAAATGGCACTGAATCAGGAATGGTACTGTTTAGTTCAGACATTGAAGACAATACCATTACTGTTAAGGCAGATACGCTTGCAGTAGCGGATAATTCTACTGTATGGCTTTGCTCTGCTAAATACATTTTTCCTTGTGAGATGGCAATAGGTGGTGCTCTAAAAATAGAGGACTATGTCGACCCTAAAAGTCAGATTATGGGTGCGATTAAAGGCAAAGAAGACAATGATGCCAAGAAAAAATTATCATCATTGTTTATGTCTGCTTTAGGCGTGACCTTGTGGCTTAATTATCTAATGTTACATCCTGAACAAAAGGAAGTACATAGAAAGAAAAGAAACTCTCACAATTCAGAACATAATTTTTATTCAGACAAGGAACATATTGTCCGATTGAATGGTGTTTCAATCAAGACAGACAGCCCGACAGTAGCTTCAAAAATCAGAAGTAAGAAAATTGTCCGTGTGGCGGAATGTTGGTCTGTAAGAGGACATTATAGGCACTATAAATCGGGCAAAGTAGTATATATCAAACCTTTTGAAAAAGGCACAAACAAAGGGAAGATGGTCCCTAAAAAATATGACATAGTATAGAACCTTGACATATTGTTAGCAATGTTATATAATCCTATTAATTTCTGGAATTTCTCCACATTGGAATGTAAAGTAATTTTTAAATTTAATTTTTCCCCGAATAACCCACATTGGAATGTAAATTAATTTTTTAACTTAAGTATTTATTTAGCACTTTTAAAAGTGCGAGAAAAAGCAAAAAGGAGAAAGACTATGGTTACAGCTTGGCACGGAATTTTTGACCAGATTTTAAATGCCCAAAATCGTGGAGATTGGGGAGGCGTTCTACAGCTTTCAATGAAATTATGTAGCGATTATGAGCTTCCTGTCCCTCATTTTCTTTACAAAGAAGAAGAATCCGAGGACAGAAGCAAAAAATTACTTTTATGGCTAATGGAAACGCACAATGAACTATTGGCAAAAACTAAAAAGTAGGCATTGAGCCTACTTTTTGCTTTCTAGTGACATAATAAGCGCAACACTAGAGTATTTGTTTTCTTTCAATTCAGTCAACATCCTCTCTTTTGTCATATCCGGATTGGTCCTTTGAATTATCTTTAACAGCTCATCAATACTCATTATCCCGCTCTCCTAACTGCCCCTAAAACCATATCAACAATATCAAATATTTCATCTCCATAAGTTGCTACAAAATCACACAATATTTCTTCTTGTTCGATAGGCAAATACACATCATAGGACATACAGATTGCATGGCATACTTCATGTATCAGAACTTTGCGTTGCATAAATCCACGCAAGGCATTTGACAGATAAATTGTATGTGTATTTCTATCAGTTACACCTAAGCTAATTGTGTTGTCTGACCGCCTTAATTCGCTTGAATTTGAATTTTCATATTGTACTTGCCACATTGCGCCATTAATATTAAAAATCATCTGTATGCTCCTTTCTGAATAAAATAGGCTATGAATATTGCTACTCATAGCCCTTAAAATCATATCTTAGATACAAGAGTACTTAACTTTGTTCTAAGTAAGTTCTTCTCTTCTGCCGACATATCAGCCACCATACCTGTAATATCGCTTGCAAGTTCCTTAGTGTAGCTGTCAAGTGACTTCATCTTGTGTTCCTTATCTTCTGGCGTGTTATTCTTGTGCATTTCCTTAGTCTCTGTATAGTTTCTCTTTGCTCTATCATAGCCGCTTTCGTTCATTGGCTCTGTATAGTACATCTTGCCATAATCCCTATCCACATCCCTCATATGCTCTGATTCTGGGTACATGTGCATATAAGGCGGTTCTTCATATCCCCTGCGGTATGTTCCTTTACCTTTTGGGGCGAATCTGCCATTAGCATAGCGGTAGTGGTCATAATATCTTCTGTCCGGATAATCTTCGTACTGTTCAAGCATACGCATAATATCCTCATTATCTTCTGACTTTTCCATAGCTTCAACAATTCTGTAATCCTTGTCAAAGCAAGCTATGTTCTTTGCTATTTCTGTAAAATCCTTTAAATCGTCAAGGTTCTGCCCCTCAAAGTTATCTAATCCGATTGCTTCAACTTTTGCCTTGACACATTCCATAATCTGTTTAGCCCATTTATGCATAATATCAAGCCTCCCTTACTGCAATCAAATTACTGTTCTGCACCTCAACAGCCTGTGTAGATGTATTCTGCACCGCTACCGTACTGCAACAGCCACAAGGTACATCAACGTATGCCTGAGCCGATACATTAAAGAAATTCTCAACTGCGGCTGGCGTTACAATCATTCGTGTTGACTGCAAAGGCTCTCCGTCTACTGCAATAGCAAGCGAGATAGCTTCTACTGTACCGCCTGTCGGAATCTGAATGTTTCCACTATAAGATACTAAAAATCTTGCTTTGCACTGATTTGTAATACCTCTTAGCTTTATAATTCCGCTTCCCTGTCTGTGGACTATACATTTTGTTCCGTTTACTGCTGTTTCTGTGAATGCAACATCTTCTCCGGCGGTAACTGTTTGTAATGCAATTCCTGTTATTTCCATTATCTTTACCTCTCTTTCATAAAAATAAGGGCAAACATTATAGTCTGCCCTTTGTGTTTGCAAGTAATACTGCATAGCAGACATAATCGAGTTAAACTCAATTAAGATACTCAATTATTCAGTTTTAGCAGCCACATCCTGTATTGCAACCACATCCATAAGCATAAGCATTAGGATTAGGCACAACATAGGCTGGGATAGCTGTAGGATTTACAGAGTTGATAATCTGCTGTGTCTGAGCTGCCATCTGAGTTGTAAGAAGTGCGTTCTGTCTATCCTGTGATGCGGCTCTGCGTAAATCGTTGTTCTCTGCTGTAAGTGTTGCTATCTTATCATTTGTTAAGAAATCAAGGATAGCTCTCGTTCCTGCCTGCTGGCTGTCGATAATATCTCTTGTGTTGTTGCACATTGTGTTCTGTAATGCGTTTGTCTGTGTAGCCATATTGTAGTTTACACCCTGAATGGCTTCTCTTGTTTCACAGCAGCAGTTAGCAAGCTGTGACTGTAATGCGTTTGTATTCTGCATATTAGCGACTGTATCGGCGTTAATAGCCTGCTGGATGCCATAGCCGGTCTGCATGATATTTGTGTTAATGCCATTGAAGCCTGTGAGCATACTGTTGTTCATAGCGTAGAAGCCATCACATAAGCCGTTAGAAATGCCATCTAACTTGCTGATAACTGCCTGATTGTCAAACCCTCTCTGAATAGCTGCGTCTGTATAACCTGTACCGTTGCCGTTTCCGCCGAAGCCGCCCCAGCCGTTATTTCCCCAGCCAAAGATTAAGAGAATTACAATCCACCATGCACCATCGCCCCACATACCGTCATTGTTGCGGTTATTGCCTGTTACTGCGGCAATATCTGCAAGGCTAACTCCGTTTGAATTAAACATCTTGTTTACCTCCATTTATTTTATTAACAAATGGGATAACCGGTCATTATGTGCGCACACCCAAAATGTCCTAACTCATCATTTTCTTAATATCATTAAGATTTATCCCTTGCGTATTCATAAAGTTACTTAAAATTTGCTCTGCGCCTTGCGTGTTTCCGCTGTTTATCTGATTAAGCAAGTTTTTTGCCATAGGATTTCCACGCTGTGCCGACTGTTGCAAACAATTCATAGCCATTTGTTGTGGGTTTTGAATTGACTTAAGTTGATTTATAGTTTGAATTAACTGTTGATTCATTCTGCTTCGCTCTCCTTACTTTGCGTTCGTGAAGTTTTTCTTTGTGGACCTATAGTTTTATCAAATCTATCTTCTAGTTGTTCAATTTTTCCAAATAACTCGTCAAACTTACTCATAAATAGCTCTGTGCTTTCATCTGATAGTGTAAATTTAGTGTTTTCTGCTTTGGACATAGAATTTACTGTCTGATTATTATTAGGCTCTGTATAAGGCTTATACACAATCGTATTAATGGTCCCATTAGCATTCCAGCCTTTAACATAGATTTCCGACATATCCTGTTTCGGAAAGAATGCCATTGAGCCATCCATAGGGACCTCGTTAGCATTAATGCTTTCAACTGCTTGCACTATTCTTCCGTTAATGCCTGTCCCCTGTTGTGGCATAGGCTGCTGCTGTAAGCTCTGCTGATAATTTTGCAAAAAGTTCATTCTATCCATATATGGATTTTGGGATTGCATATAAGGATTATTCATCATAGGTGCTTGATAAGGATTGTTCATTGTCTGCCTCCTCTAAAACTTCCTCAATTGCGTGGATAGCAAGAGATAATGTTACTAAGTCAAGTTTTTGTAATTCTTTTTTACTTAAGATTTTTTCTCTAACTTCATCAGAAAACATTCACATTACCTCTCTTTCTAACTTAATTTTGGCATAAAAAAAGACGCTTATAGCGACATATAATAGACACATATATGACACATAAGCGACATTTTTAAAATTATGCAGTTGTAAAAACGTGATAAATACGGCATTAGCACTTCCTATATGCCATAGGCACAGC